CTCTCTTCGGTCTGAGCCTGATAAGATATATTGAAACTAGTGTTGAAGAACTTAAATTCTCTGGGATCGTTATAATCCTGAAGTGTAAGTCCGACAAGTTTTATCTGCTCCCTAACAAGGGCTACGTTCCGATATCGGATATCGGTGCTGGCTGATGCACCAGGCGCCAGAGCATATTGATCACTACCACCATACAGGGTAGTGGTAAACCCGGGATCAACGGCATTCGATGAACTACCGCCATCCCAATAAAATTGGGCATCTTCTAAACTTGCTCCGGTTGCAGACATTAACTTATTTTCTTATTTTATTTATTTGTCAATATGATTGACCTGGTATTTTATTCATGATAGGGATTGTAACGTTAGGATCTACCAGAAGTTCAGTTTCTTGAGATGCGTTTTCTATCTCGGTAAATTCCTCCTCGTCATCGTCAATAAATTCTTCGCTGGAAATCCCTATGATGCTTGCTACCTCTTCCTTGCTCATCTCTTCAACCTTAGACTTTTTTTCTGTCTTAGTATCTTCGGTTTCAAAATCTTTAACCGGTACATTCACGATCAAAGTTTCTGGCTCGATTTTCTCCTCCTGCTCCATAACGCTAATCAAAGATTCTTCAGCAGAGAAAACTTCGTCTGCATCGGCATCTACCGTTTGAATATCTTCGTCCTTAGATTCCTCGTCCTTGTCGCTATCTACTATCTCTCCACCATCAAGTACAAGCTCTTTGCTTTCTTCCACTTTCTCCTCCTCTTCTTCCTTTTTTTCCTCAGTAGGCTTTATGTAATCAACTAATGATTTGATAAATCCGAGAGCGACAAATGGGAGAATTCCTCCGCTGATCATGGAAAGCATCCTTTTCTGATAGATCACTTCCTCGTCGACAAGATCGAATAATTCAACCCAGCCTGAGAAATCATGGAGATTAACATAGGAATAATATACATTTCCCATGCTTTGAAAAAGAGTTAAGACTATGAATAAAGCCCATACCAGAGCTTTATTCATTTTATCCAATACAATCAAACTTGCTAAAGAAGCTGCTGCACCCAATTCGAATGCAACTGCTAGAGAAACTGATAGCCAATATGGATTGGAGAGTTCAAAAAACTTAATTACGTGAAGGGTCGAAATAACCGATACGGCTAAATAAAGGGATACAAAAGTACCGATGATGAACCAGTTAACTAGTTTAGCCTTTCCCATATTAATTATTTTTCGTCGACCTTACGTCTGATTTCTGAAAGTGAAGTTTTCTTATCGTCTAGATCGGTTTCATAAATTAAGAAATCGAATAACGATTTTCTCAATTCTTGTCTGATCTCTTCTTTACTAGCAGTTTCATGAGATAATGAATCTGTTAGTGCGCGTAATTCTTTTACCTCTTTACTGGTTTTCGAAATTTCACGGCTGACACTGCACTGCTTAAGCAGCAATAAAACCATGATTACAATCATAATCACGGTTGAGTTTTCTTTAATTTTGTTTATCATATTATAAAGTGTTTAACCTTCCTATATATCCTCACCAATCCGATGAGCACTAAAAAGGCGCCTTGCGACGCCCGATTAGTGATATGGAGTTGATGGATGGGTTTTTCTTATGCGATAGAAATTCCTTGCTGTGCAGCTGCTAATTCCTTCTCGAGATCTTTAATCTCTGAAGCATCGCTCTTAGTACGTTGCAAGGCAAGGTCTAAAGGTTTCCAGATAGCCAGGAAATCATTAGCGGCTTGTAATCCCTTACCTCTAGATTTAGAAAGGAAGTAATGCATTGCCTCAAGAGGAAGTGCTTGAATAAAAACTGTTCCTCCGTTAATGCCTTCTTTCTGGATTGATTCCAAAACTTTCACAACCTCAATAACGCCTAAAGACTCAGTTTGACTCCACTCGGCTTCATTTTCCATGAAGTTTTTAAGTTTTCCGAATGCCTCTGCGGTAATCGATACAGCGTACTCTTTTTTCGAGATTTCTTCCTTCTTATCGTTGATTCTTCTGATCAAATCTTCGATTCTGGCTTGATCTAATTGATTTAAGATACCGTCCATTTCATCTACTGGGATAGAAGAGATCGCTTCCTTGATAGCTTTTTTAGTAGGTTGTTTTGATGCCATTTGTCTGAAAATATATGATCTATACCGGGAATTCTAAAAAGTGTTTCAATCTAAACTAAAAATGTCTCGATTTTTTCTATTTTCGTCCAGATAAATTTTAAGGCGTTCTCTCAAATCTACAGCTTTGTAAATTTTAGCGTCTCCTTCAGGTCCTATGTGGCAAAGAAACCCCGAATGAGTCTCTACCCCAGATTGCTCTAATATCAATCTATAAAGGGAAAGTTGTATTGAGTATTCATTCAGATGATTCTCATAAAGATCATTGAAAGGTCTTAGCAATTTCTTATAACGTCCCTTCTCGTGGCTGGAAGTTTTGAATTCAGCATTTGATTTCCAGTCTCCAATAACAAGAAGATTCCTGTCCAATTTTTCATCATGGAAAGCAAAAATCTCGTCAATTGTACCTGCTAATCCCCACTTAGTGGAAAATATTTTCCGTTCTGAGGCCACATGGTGGAAAATTTTCAACTTTTCATCATGGATTTTCATGAACTTGTGGATTCTTTTTGCAACCTCCTGGTCTTCCGGAAATTCCTGTTCTTCGTCTGTCCAAAAATTTTCTATCCATTTATGGACAGCCGTTCCCAGTCTTGTCGAGACATCTGCTTTTTCCTTCCACTCATTCAATATCGCATCTTTTGAAATACCCCGCTCTGCTGCTTTCTTAGAAGCCCAATAATCCCGGAGGAAAGGTTCTTTGAAAGTTTTCAAGAAGGTGGTCACAGAATCTAACCTCTCTCCCGAATACGTGTATCTATGGTCTTCCTCCTCAAATAAAAATTTATTCGAATCGAATACACATAGCTTTCTTTTGACCTCAGCTACGAAGTCCTTTATATCTTGAGGCATCAGTTACGAGAAGAAAAAGTATTTTATTGCGAAAGCAGCTATCGACCAAAAAGCAATTGTCCTTAGGATCCAAAGCCAAGTAATCTCTCTGAAGAGAAAATAATAGACAACTAGGAAAGAATCGTCATTCGTGTTTTTAATTGGTTCAAACCCTACTGTGACAAGCTCCTCGAGTTTAATCTGTTTGAGATAGTCATTAATCGGTTTGATCTCTTCCATGACAAATGCTGGTCTGGAATCTTTAGGAAGGTCGGGTGATTCGGTAACTTCAGGAGGGAGGTTTATCACAGTGTATAAACGGCCAATCCAATCGATTCTCAGATTGAATTTTTCAAACAGTGAAGAAGATTTTTTTTCGTTCTTTATCTGTGAACGGTACTCAAAGAAAAGAGAGATCTCTCTCAATACCCTGAAGAATCTCAATTTGAATAGAATACTCATCATTCTGATCTTAAATTTTCTATTTTTTTCTTGATCTTGTTACGAGCTCGTCTTATGCGTGTTGCAATAGATCTTTTTTTAATGTCATACTTTTCCGCTATATCCTTATACTTCATTCCATTAATCTCGCGATCTATCATTATATCTTTATAGAGGTCAGGAAGTTCCCTAATCTCCTGGATAATACTTTCGTAGAGCTCGTCAATTTTATTCTGGCCATTGATAAAGGTCAAACTAGGATCATCGAACACATCATAATAATCGCCATTTGCCATATTGTGGCAGTTGTATAACGATTCCATAGACTCGTCGTCGGTGGAGACGAATTTCTTTCTAGATTTTAAAAGTAGCAATGATTCGTTACGGGCTATGTTATAGCACCACGTAGAGAAGTTACCTCTTTCAGAATCATACTGCTCAATTTTCTGCCAAATCTTGGACATCGTATTCAAAAAAGAATCCTGGGCTAACTCCATATCTTTAAGAATGGTGAAGCAATGGTTAGTCAAGCCTGGTTTCAAACGCTCAAATAATAACTGGAAATTTCTCTCTGATCTAGTTTCAATAAAATTCTCTGCAAGTCTCTGTATATTTATTTCTTTTGTCATATCAAATGGTGGGATCTATTATTCCTATTCTTGTAATTTCTACACCAGCCTGTAATAGGAAGGGTAGAGAATCTAGTTTTCTATATAACTCTTTGATTACCAATCTTTTTACGCCGGACTGAATAATTAGTTTCGAGCATTCGTAGCATGGTGAAAGTGTTACATACATTGTCGAATCAACTGAACTAAGAGTGCTTTTAGCTAATTTGGTAATGGCGTTGGCCTCTGCATGAAGAACATACGGAAGCGTTTTATTTTCCTCATCCTCACACACGTTTGGAAATCCATGGGGTGATCCGTTATAGCCGTCAGAAATGATCGACTTATCTTTCACTATCAAGCATCCAACTTTATGCCTCTGGCAGTGCGATCTTTCTGACCAAACCTCCGCCATCTTTAAATAGATCACATCCTTTCTCAGTTGGGCTCGATCCGTTATCTCGGAAGCTCTTTCTAATGAGTCGCTCACACAGGAAACTATATTTCCTTCTACAAGCTTAACTGAAAAATAATTGAATGATAGAATATTATCTATCGACGGTAAATCTGATTCTTTCATAGGCTGAGGAGTTTACAAATGTATGGTAAATAAACTCCGGAAAAAAACACTCTAAAAGACCGTATTAACAGGTCTGATCGGGTATGAATCAATTGTATTGATATCCCGCTCGTTTGTATTCATCTCAGAAAGTACAGAATACATGTCAGAAAGCATTTGTTTCAACTCATTAAACTGTCTTTCTCCTTCTTCATATTTAGTAATCGTGACTGCGAATGTTTCAGGGAATTTTATATTTTGCCCTGCTGTACTCTCTACCTCGGTTACTACCTCTCGAACCGTCTGAACCTGTACTGGAGGTGGCGGTGCAACAACAGGAGGTGGCGGGGGAAGAGTAGCCAGCTTCTCTTTTATCACTGACAATTCTGAAGAAGCAGCTTTTTCAACAATAGCTTCCGCCGGTGTAGGTGTTCCTGGTTTATTCAATACATTTGGAACGTTCTCAGCAAGTGCAGAAATTGGCTCTAGAATCGGGGAGGTTTTTTCCGCCCCTGGTGTTTCAACTGCAGACGATTTCAATTTTTCAATCTGCTTTGCTATCTCACTTTTAACATCTACTAAAACACCCTCCCCTTCTTTAGATTCTTGTTCCCTAAATTGGTAAGAAGGTAAAAGGTTCTTGGTAAAAGCTTCTAATAGGCTCAGAACATCATTCGATTCTTCTTTTTCGGTTGAAGTGGTGGTCGGGCTGTTCAGTATCTGATTTTCACTCTCTATCTGGGATTGAATTTTTTCATTCAGATTGTAAGGTTCAAATCTAGAGGCTGGGTTTGCTTTGAGATCAGGATAAACCATAATGTTACCCGCTTCATCTCTGGCTAATATAACATTCTCCGAACCCAGCACATTGCCCATTAATTTTCCTGGCTGGATATTATTCAGATAAGCTTCGAATTGATCGAAAGTATTTGTCTCTAATGGAAAGATCTGGGAATTCTCAGGAAGTAAAACCAATTCCGGACCTCTTTCTCCAATTATTGCAGCTCCAGTATTATCCATTGTTCCGCCTTCCTCGAATCTCGGGATACTCGATAAAAAACGGTTTGTGTTTGCAGCCCCTACCGGATTGAGTATAGAAAATAAATTCTTGGCGGACTGATCTGCGCTCTCACCCTGATCTTTTACAGTGTTTTTGAGAGAATTTATTCCGTCGATTAGATTAGGGATACCTGAAAAAATTTCCTGCGGATTGAATCCTTCAGAAATCGCTGAATTTAAATCCTGCGATGATGCAGACAAATCCTCGATCGAACTGCTCAAATTGGCCAACCGTTCATTCATTGAAGATTGATTTGATGTAATCAGTTCCAAGGATTTATTAAAATCCAATAAAAATTCCTCGCTTATAAAGTTTTCAGCCACGTTGAATTATATATCAGAACTTACCTTGAGCTGGGATTCGATAAGCTGAAGACCTGTACCTTTCCATTTTCTGATGTAAGCTCCTGGTTCTTCTTCTCGATATGTTCGTTCAGTTTATCAACCCATAATTGGAATTCCCAATAAGGTAGTGACTCTAACCATTGTGGGTCAGTCTTATAGTCATTCCATAATCTGAACTTAATATCAAAGAATGTCTCCAAAGATATTTGAAATAAGGAAAAGAGATCTGTACCCTCCGGGAAAGGATATGGGGGCGGTGACCTCGGCACCGCAATTGCATTTAATAAATGCGCTTGGTTTAGTTCCAACTTTCAATTTGTTGCTCATTTCGAAAGCAAGAGAAAATTCTTCTTTTGTCCAATAATCTATCTCCCTCATTTTATTGATGATTAGCTTCTCGTCTAGATTACGCCAATCATTAAAAATATATGGAGCGATCTTTCTAAAAGAATCGTCCATTTGGTACTTCTTAGCTTTTTCTGATCTGAAAAAAGTTGTTAGTTTTTCCATTACACCAACAGAGGGTATAAAGAAATTCAAATCCCGATCAATCTTAGGAATATGAAACTGGAAGCATTTATTATCCTGACTGTAGTATGTAGTGATTTTCTCATCGAGTTCAAATCTATTTAACACACCAGTTCTGAGTTCTATTCCTCCACCCAGCGGACAGTCTTTCTTAGTGCAATCCATTTTAGGCTTTAGGATAATCCTATTTTCCCCTCGTAGAAAGGTTAGATCGCGTATTGCCAGAATAATATAGAATCGATCCTCATATTTGATGTCTCGGTAATCGCTGAGACCTGAATCACCAAAATAAATACGCGTGCATTTATCTAGTACAAAATTCAATTTTTCTTCGATACTGATTAAATCGGATTCCTCGATTGTGGAAAAGTGACGTATCTCTTTCACCTCCGCGGCACGGATTGCGATCTGTGTATTTTCTGGGTAGAATAAGCCTTGAGTTGGTAATAATTGCAGTGGAAGATTCTTCCACCCACCGTCCATTCCCACATGGGTTTGCGGCTGGGGTACTTTAACAGCCTTTCCTAGATTAGGTCTTTCAGGCAAAGCATTGATTGGTTGCTCTTCCTGAACCACCGGTGGCTCTATGATTTCGGGAACTTTCTGATCCTGCTCTTGCTCTTGCTCAATGCTTGGCTGATCGTACTTAATGCCTGAATTTATTTCTTTTTCTCTCAGAATTTTTTCTGCCATTTCACCGTCGACGTCTTTTATAAGTTCGTCGGGTCTAAGTCCAAATCTTGATGCCATGTTGTTTATATAACCCCCTTAATAAAAAAACGGATTCCAATTTTTTATGGAATCCGTTAGTAAAAGTTTCTTATTTTGGATTATAAGAACTGGTCGTCCCAATAATCCGCTTTCCATTCGATCGTCACAGTATAGATAGCGTTACCTTGATCGTAGGATAAAGGCATCTCATTTATACTCGATGCGATAAAGCAAGATGGAATTCTTATTCTTCTAAAAACATCACCTCTTTTATTGAAGACAGAGATAAGCATGGATCCAACGTAATCGGTTTTTAATCCCATCGCTCCAGTTAATGGATTATAGATTAAATCCGCCCACTGTCTCAATATCTTGTAAACTGTCATCGAATTTGTGTCATCCAAGTTAACCTCAAATGCAGTGGAAAAGCTCAGATCTGAAGTAGATGGTTCACCACCAGCATATCTCCTGGAAGCAAATTTATACTTCTGTTCAACTGGTGTTGCCGGAGCTATATCAACAGCTAGTCCTTCAACGCTTTTAATCTGCTGGGTCAAAATAGACTCACCCTTATAGGTGATTCCGGCCGCAGAAATACCTGCGGGAGGTGTTATAAGAACCTCAAACTGATTCAAATAAACCGGTTCGTAGTTGAAAAGCCCGGCTTTTGAATTTGTGAAATGTGGTAATCCTGCCATTATTTATGTTATTTCAATTTTTATAGGAATAAATCCTCCCAATAATCTACTGCCCATCCAAACTGAGTAATCTCGAAAACTGCTTCACCCTCGTCATAGTTAAGGTTCATTGCAGAAATCGCTTTGGTTGGGAAGCAATCGATACATCTCACTCTTCTGTAAACGTCTCCTTGCTTATTGAACATGCTGATCGTCATAGAACCAACATAATCTCTTTTCAAACCCTGCGCTCCTGTTAATGGATTGTAGATCAAATCACTCCATTGACGAAGGGTTTTAAACACGTACATTGAGTTAGTCTCATTCAAGTTAACTGTAAAGCTCATCAGAACATCCATGTATGTGTTGGTTGGTTTGCCCCCTGCATAGTTTCTTTTTGCGAACTTATACTTCTGTGAGATAGGCTCTGGAGTTTTATCTAGTGTTAATCCGCTCAGCGACTTAACGTGTTGCAACAATAATTCTCCTCCTCCAACCGCAGCGGGTGGAACGATCAGAACCTCAAACTGGTTGAGATATACTGGTTCGTAGAGATTTATCGCCGAAGACGAATTTGAATAATGTGGTAAACCTGCCATTTATGCGAGTATATTTTTTCTATATATCCAGAAGGGAAGTGAAGTAAATTCCAAAAAGAAAGCCCGACTAGCGGGCTTTCTATTTTTATTGTTACTTTTTGTTAGCTGAATGTTACGAATCCGCCTGCTGCGATTCCGCCTGTTCTGGTTACTGTGATTCTATTGATCAACTTTTGTAAACCTCTAGCTGGCTCGATTCTGATATCGATAATACCCATATTCATATCGATTACGTCAGGTGTATTATTAGAAGCATCCATGATTGTCTGGTAAGTGTAAATACCACCAGCAGCTCTTACGCCATCAAGATAGTTATCAACCAAAGTCTTGATTTCCAATCTCACTGAATCTTCATTGAAATCGAAGAGGTAGTTTGAAAGGATTGCGATAGTATCGGTTTCAATAGAAATCAAGAGATCTCTAACGTGAACAAGCCCGAATGCCGAGCTAACTTGCTGGTAAGCAGTGTTGTTACCGAAGATAATTGTTCCGATTCCTCTTCTTCTGATGATAGGATTCATTCCGAATGGTTCGAGATTAGCTCTATCTGCATCGGTTAAATCATATTCAACTCCTACGATATTACCACCTGTGATAACACCACGTTTTTGTCCTGCTACGATCGAATATGGTTGACCTGTGCTGAATTTCAAAACAAAATTGTTTGAAACGTAAGCTGCGGGAGGAACGTTGATATTTCTGTTATTCTCTCTGACAGTAATGTAAGGAGTATAGAATGCAGCAAATTTGGCTCCCTGTGCTTCAGAAGGTAAACTGAAAGTATAAGAAGGATTAAGTGCTAAATTACCGCCATCTACGATGTACCTTGTTTCTAAAGAAGGATAAGGATCGATAGCTGTAGGTGCGTTGGTGAATCTAGGATCTGTAGAATCTCTAAACTGCTCCATTGAAGGTGCGTTGATGATTGCCAAAGCTTGCATTCTATTCATTGCCAATTTACTCAATTGGTATTTAGAATTTGGCAAGATCTGACCGCTGAAAGTATCAACAATGTAGCGGTAAGCAATAACGTCTGGCGAAGCCAACGCAGATGCAATATTAGTTTCGTACATAACATCCAAGATCTCACTGACACGAGCATCAGTTCCATTAGGACGGTTGTAATCAGTCATGGTGAAACCTTCAAGGAAAGTGAAATCGAAAGATCTCGTAAACTGAGCGATCGATTTAAATTTCTGAACTCTCAAACCTGTAGTTCCGTTGTCGGTGTAAGAATAGTAGAGGATAGGTCTAGCAGTTGTTACCCTAACCACTCCAGATGTTGTGGTTTGAGAAACGCTAGTAACCTTAGTCAATCTATTTTGTCTGTTCGTATTGCCGATAGCGCAAATATCTAAGTCGGTAGAAACCAAAAGATCTCCTACAGACACAGGCGATTCGGGAACCGAAGAGCAAGTGAATGTTACAGAATCGACTCTTGAAATCACGTTAATGAATGAGTTGATTGATCCTACATCAGAGATGAAGTCAATTTTACCTGCAGAAACTGCCGTGCCCACGTTAGTTGTAGCATAAGTGGTTCCGAAAGCAGCAATATCTGTTTGTGTGCTGTCATCTAAGCTAACGTTCGAATAAGCTCTGCTCAATGTGTAAGGATATTGATCACGATCAACATCAAAAGCATTTGAGATGTATCTTAAGCTGGATCCGGTTGAATTCAACCAATATGTGTCTCCGTCCTGGAGATTTTTCACATTGATGTCATTGTAAAGAGTGCTATAAGAACCAGCCAAAAGTGTTTCCGCTGTACCGCCAGGAATTGATGGTCCAGTAGCTCCATCTGGAGAAGCAACTACATCACGATATGTTACGTCCCAATATCCAAATTGGTAAGCGCTACCAAAAAGAGTTACCGATGTTGTAGCATCGCCAGTTTCATAAGCATATCCAGTTAATTGGTATACCGGGGTAACTCTAATTCCCTGTGAGTAGTATGAAGCATTATCCAGAGGATGGTCGTAAGAAATTCTCAATTGACCAGATACCTCATTTACACTGCGAACTCTCAATTTAACAAGATCGTTCTCGTTATACTGGCTAATTACCGGTCCGGTTAATCCAGAAACTCCAGTTACCTTACCAACGAGGTAAGAGTTAGTAACTGGTGTGATCGATAAGAAGCTTTGGAGATTAACGCGGACACCAGTAGGACCGGTGGCGTTTGTCTGAACGTAGTGCAAGCCTCCATCAGTTAAATCGAAAGAGAATGGATTAAAGTAAGAAGCTGTAATACCAGCACTTCCTGCTGTTGCGCCATTTCCGCGGAAAAGAGTACCTGATGGCATTCCGTTTCCTGAGGTAGCACCACCAGTGATACCGAAGACGTTCTGGCTATAAAGCAAGTCAGCAAGCAATGGCTGATTGTAGCTTAAGAAGTTAAGATTTGGTGAAGATAAATCACGATCTGAGGTTAATTCGTCGATCAAGTGGTTACCAACCAAATCAATGCGAGATGGGTTAGTACAAATATCATCGAGTGCTTCTTCATTGATTGCACAGAATAAACCTGTAGATGCAGTGTTGTTATTAACTAGTGTCTGAATGTATTGGTTTGTACCATTCAAATCTACAAAATCAGGAATGATACATCCGGTTACACTCGTCACGATATTTACATCCGGGTTATTCAAGAAAGCATCGATGCGTGACTTGATAAATCCATTCGGAGTAAAGTAAGTTGCCCATTTAGGATCAAGGCTCAAAGCAACATAGTCTGTCCAATCACCACTAACTGCAATTATATCGATGAAATAATCTTCCATATAATCGTAAGGGTTCATGAAACTTGGTACGTTGTTCGCACCATACCAATCAACTGCAAAGATGTTAAATCCAAGCAAAGGAGCGGTAGAATCTGTTGATTTGCGGATGATGATAGACACCGGCTTTTGACCCAAGTTTACAACGTTCAAGATTTTACTTTGATCGGTGATAGAACGTGTTGCCAAGAAATAAGCTGGGTCTGCGAACCATAATCTCTCTTTGTTGTAATAAGAACTGTAAAGTCTCTCAGTTAAAACTCCGTTAGCTTCTTCTGTATCGACAGAGAAACTGCGATATGGTACTATATCCGGATTAGCTGAATTCAGATCATTATTTAATCTCAACAGGTTCAAAGCAAAGACTGGTCCTTGCTGAAGACATGTGTAGATTGATCTTTGGAAATAAGAACCCTTATTTTCCAAACTCCTATCGATATCACCAAATACTGCTAATGCCGTTTTCACATCCGGCAGATACACAGCGGTATTGAAGGGACCGATATTTGAAAACCCTACAACCAGACGGATCGTTTGCGACGTGAGTATAATGCTTTCTGATGCGTCGAACTCGAGTGTGTATACACCAGAGGCTTTAAATTGTGAAAGATCGATTTTGACTTTTTGTGCCATTCGTGACTAATTTTTTTCCATTTATATATCTTAGGAATTGACCCTTTTTTGTGGCCAGCTCAGATTGTTTCTATATATCGTTAAAATACCCAAATTGATTTGACCTACATCAAATCATTAAAATTTTTGAAAGCACCACCCTGCTTGGTGTTATAGGTGGGTCTTCCCCATGGATCGGGTGATTGGGATTCGCCTGATTCTAATTTAGATTCAATAAGATCTTTGTAAGATAAATTTTCTAGCTCGTCATATACCTCTCCCGCTAGCTGCGAAAACTCATCAGATTCAAACAAAGCCCCAAGGTTTACAACTGTCATGGCTACGTCATCATGGGAGCCCATACCAGAATACGATCCCCGGTTATTCATTCCAAAAGATAATAATTCGGGAATTGTATTTTTAGAATCGTTGATAAAAATTCTATTCCGTTTGATGTACGTCCTCAAATTTTCGCAATATTTCATTTTTATCTTATCATTGGTATATCTAATACCAGGCTTCATCTGTCTCGAATTCTCGGACTGCTTCGTGAAGATAAAAATTTCCTCGTAAAAATCTTCATTAGAAACTAACTTTTCGAATAATAGTTCGCCTTTGAAGTTCATCTCTACTAAAAGCTTGACGTTATCGGGTCCAAAGTAATCTAGACACATCGCTTCCAAGAAAGACTTCAGTTCGTCTAGTTTCATCGTGTTGTCCCTGAGAATCCCTATCTGCAGCACGCCAAAAAAATCAGTCTCGTCCTGATAGTCATTTTCTTGCATGCTTTCAATCACGTGTTTCGGTAAAGGAATAACTTTGAAGAAATTCACAACGGTAAAATCCCCCTTGTTACCCGATGCTATATCTACGCTCAGAACGTATCTTTTACCCGGTCCAACCGGATTGTCGTAATCAAATTTAGGATGCCACGTGAGATATTCGTAATTCAATTCACGGTCGTTTAATGCTTCTACCTCTCTCCAGAAATACTCATAACCTGAATTTTTAACCTTCTTTAGATCTTTTGAATCAAGTAATAAAGAAGAGGAACTCAGAAACTGATTTCCATATTCCTGGTTGAAAAGTTCTTCCGAACCAAGGTTAGCTATTTCTTTCTGTCTCCACTCCTCGTCTCTACCAGGTATTTGCCACCAATCAACTCTTAATGGGTAGAAGGTGTTTGTCCCCTCTACCGCATCCTGGTAAAGATCATAAAATTTATTCATCCCGTTCGGTGTCGATGTAATAATGATTCTTGACACTTTAGACGATGAAACCGTAGGATATGTTGATCTGAAAAAAGATTCTATGAAATTCGGGTGGATGTGTGCAAACTCATCCATGTAAAGAAAGTGTATAGTAAAACCAATCGCAGAAGTCTTTGTCGTGGTCTTCGCGATCGCTCTGCACCCGTTATCAAACTTCATTGACATTACGTTGTTCACTATCATTCCAGGTTTTAGGAAGAAAGGCAATCCTCTAACGATGGCTTTGACCTTATCCATTAATTCCTCCGCTGTGTCTCCAACGTTAGCCAAGATCATCGCGTTCTTGTCGTAATTAAAGAGAAGGTACCAGACCAAAAAGATAGCTGAAGTGATTGACTTACCGATCTGTCTAGGTGCTAAGAATATAGAGAATCTGTTTTGCTGATATGTCTTGATAATGTCCTCCTGATAATCACGGAGTCTGATGTATGCAAGTCCTTCGTCAGTCATGACCTGGCAATATCTAGAAAAATAAACTGCGTCGTTTTTACATTTTCTAATTTCTTCCAGCTCTTCAGGGGTATACTCCCAAATTATATTAGGTGCTTTAAATTCCGGATTGGCGTCAAAGAATGGATTTGGGATCTTTTTAAAATCCAACCCTTCCTCATCGGCTTTTCTTAGGATTGTATCAACCTTCTCGGAATTCCAAACATTATCGTCAGCCTGTCCCGGAGAAATCGTACTGCTGGGAGCAGGTTTCCCAAAAACTGTTACCTTGGGTGTAGGCAATTCTACCTGGGGTTTGAATGGATCTTTCTTTTTTCTTTTGGTCATAAGGGTTAATTAAAAAAGTTATCATCCAAATCATACTTCTCTTCGACGTCTAAACTTTCCACCCTACTTGCCTGCTCTTCTTGAGCTTTTTTACGGGCGTCGACTCTAGAGGTAATTGAGATCTCTTCTACTTTCACATCCTGAATTTCCTGATTTTCATTATGCAGTCCCTCCATCAGTAGTTTTGTACCTCTAACTTTAACAGATCCATCATCGCTTCTCTTAAGTGTCGATGCATCTACCTCCAAATCTCCACCTTCGGTTTCTCTGACCTGTGCTGCACCTGCAGCAAGTTTCTGTTCGGACTCGACTCTTAGAATCTTGTAACTCTCCTCCATATTTTTAATGAAGCCCTGATACTCTTTACTGTATCCAACAAGTTGGGATTGAAGCTGACCCAGCACTTCCAGCATACGAGGTTGCATGTTACCCAGCTCTATTTCCTCCATCAGCTTCATAATAGCATGCTGTGTGGTTTTCATTTGAAGCAGAATATTAGAAAGATGCATGTTATCGATCATTTTCTTTTTATTCAAATGATCGGTGCTTTCGCTTAGCTCGTCCCCATAATAGAAATCAACCATTCTATCCAAATATTCTTTGGCGTCAGCCATTGATAAAAGTTGGATTTTGGTAAAATCTAAAGGTGGTATCGTTTTCATAGCAGGCATTTCTTCGGCCGTCAATCGGTCCAGTTCGAAATGGTGCCCGTCCTCTAAGAGGCTTTCTAGAGAATCCTGTATTTTTTTCTGCTGTTGTTTTTCTAAATTTGGTTTTCTTCTTGGCATAAATTATCTATTGCGTGCGAATTTTCTCAAATTCAATTGTGGTTTTGCGTTATCTATAAAGATTGCGTTTTGCGAATCCCTCACAACATTCTGATTCAAGAAATTAGATTGCTTATCTATATCTAACATTCTGTCCATTAACCGGATGTTGGTCAGGTACATTGGACCGGTAAATATTTTATAAGCAAATTCTTGAGTGCCGTAGAAAGGATCATTATTTTGAGTTATGATACTGCTAGGTGCTGCGAATGTATAAGTAGTGGTCAGAGTTCTGATATCTTCGTGAACTTTGATTAGTTGACTTCCCTGCTCGGATGGAGACATCGGATCGGAATTTGTAGCCCAAACGTTCATTCCTAATTGCTTAAACTTATTAGAGAAGTTAACTACTATTCCATACCAGTCTCCTTGATTTGGCGAAAACTGAAGGCAAGAATTCACTTCAAGTTCGTTCAGTCTAACTACAATTGAACCTGCGTTTATGTAATTGTTTGCTGCAGGTGTAGCTGATCCGGAATAAACCAGATCTATTCTCATCCCCTTAACATATGGCTGGTCATCAGCATCCAAACCGCTGTATAAGCCAGAAACAAGGTTTCTTGCTTGAGCTTTTTGCATTCTCCAGACAATAGATTCATCAGGTGCTTGAGGAGTCGGACGGGTTATCTTGAAAGTGTATTCGTCAACAACATCTAAGACTCTAAAGCCACCAGAAAAATTGGGATCACCTGAAATTGAAACGTAACCTTCCGGGGTTGATTCATAAGAAACCCATTTGCTCAATTTATGAAATTTGGGATAAGTTGAATAGGTAACCTCTGTGCTATTGATAGAAGAGATAGTTACCACCAGGGGCAAAGGTGCTTTTGGTGAGAAAGCTGCTGTGTCCAAATAATTTCTGATATTCATCCATGACGTATAGCAGAACTCGCCGGTTGCTCCCAGCGAAGGCAAGAATTTGTAGCTTGCAGCAACTCTATAAGCTTCTGGCTCATAGATGAATTCCGAATCTGGTACAAATGCAGCATTCAGGTCGTAATAAGAATTTGCTACTATCGTCCAGTTGTTATTCAATTCATAATCAACAATAGGCAATTCATCGTAAAGATAAGCCCGGACTGGATCAGAATCGAATGCGGTGCTTGCGATGAAGTACTGTTGAGGTTTGGTAACTTTTTCTTCCTCTGCAAGAGTTTCTGGTCCGAATAATTCCTGGCTGTTCAAAGAAATGCCATCGAGCTCTTCTTTGAAAGCAGGATCTTGATAGTAGGTATTCGATTTTGGCTCATACTTCTTCAGTTCGATCTTAAAATAGATCGGCTGATTCATAAAGTCTCTGAAAAGATAGGTACTGTTTATTTCGTAAATTCTGTTTGTGAGAGGAAAATAGATGATATCCCTTCTACGTGGTTGAGATCCTTTACCAAAATATGATTCGAAGACCGCTCTATCGATATGAATCTCGAATGGCTCGTCAAATTGCAATCCGAAAGGATCGAAGTTTATTTTGTTATCAGGAAACTGGTTATTGGGAACCATAACTTTCACGCACTGTTCTTCAACTACGTCGAAAATTGTGTATTCCCTAAGTATAACATCCTTTCCTCTAGCTTGAGGTTGAACTGAATAATAGTTAACATCAAATCCAAATACCTTATTAACTATCTTAGAAAGATCTTTATAAAGGTTTATAGCTGTGTTGACTTGGTAAGGACGGAACGTGAAAGGCTTAGAATCGAAGATAATAGGCCGATCGCTTTTTTCCTGAGAGCAAGCAGGAGCTGGTCTTCTGTATGTAAGGCCAACCGGGCCGTCCGGGAAAGTACGATAAGTGATATCCAGATCGAAGTTAACGATAACAACGGTTGGATCTATGACCTCATCTGTGTTATAAATAATCGTCCCATTATCGTTTATCAATACTGAGGTGAATCTGATCTCAGGGTAGAAAGGTTCATCAGGATTTAAAGGAATCGAGAAAAGTTCAGCTTTATTACCTGATTGCCATCCTCTAGACGGACCAGACCTTGCACTTCCTACATTCTCCCATAAACTCCAATTAACTCCATCGGTTGAATAACGGAAGTCGATCAATACATCATCAGCATCAAGGATAGGACCGTTATTTGCTATGGTGCCAGTATCTATTATCCAGCCCTCGAATGATTGAACATCCTTAAAGGGTGAATCCCAGGTAAGGATTCTGTAGTTGCCAATATAGCTAAAATTCAGAGCAGACTCTAATTGTTCTAATCTGAGATCGTAGGTAATTGCATCAAAGCATGGCCTATAGTACGTAACGTTATTTAAAGTGTGAGTATGAAATCCATCACATCCAATCTGTTGAGATCTAGCCCAAGCAGCACCCGTAGTACCGTATAAATTATCTACAGAACTGTCCGGATATTTTTTGGTATTTTCTAATCCGTCCTCATATTGGTATCGGGGATCACTCAGATTTCTCTGTTCGCCCTCGCCATTATAAACGGGGAGACCTGCTTTCGGGAATCTATTTTCGGGATAAAATGGCATGCTTACAACTCTTTCTTTATATATCCCTTAAAAGAAAGGGCTATTTCTTATCGATCCATTGCCAGAGTATTTCGTGGAAGAAGTAAAGGAGCATTTTAGTAACCAGATCAGCCGCTGCGAAGGTTAATCCGAGTGCTGCTGATCCGGTAATAAAATAAGCTATAAAGTAGCTACTTATTGTTCCTAGGAGTCGATATGAAATTGTCTTTGCTAGAGCAATTTTGATTTTCATATCCCCATTTCTTTTCTGATCTTGGTTGCAGAGATATTCTGGATTTCTTGGGGAGCTTGAATCTGTTCAACCTTGTATCCAACGTCTCTTCCATAATAAACTCCTTCAATGTCAGGAATAACGATAACTTTCAGCATTCCCGAGCTCACCCAGTCTTGCAGTCTAGATTCGATGTTTTCAACGACCTGAGATGCAGTCCAGGGGTTTTTTTCATCAGGCTGAACGTCTCTTACGCAGATCAGAACTGGTGTTCCTGATTCGATTTTTGAATTAAAAAGCCAAATGTGGCCGTCGTGTAGGGGCTGATAGCGCCCAATAAACATTGCATATTTCATATTTGTGTATGGTTTAAAAATTAGGATATTTCTTTTGGAAGGTTTTAACTATCTCTTCTAAGCATTCCTGCTCAGACATAGATCCGGTGTTTAAGATCAGATCAGCTTCATTTTCTTCTGGATGCTCAAAGTCTGCCACGTGGAAAGATTCTCTTCCGCGCTGATATAGCATCGTGTCATAGTAGGTGTATACCCACATAACATCATGTCCGGTTAGTTCGTTAAGATATTCTCTCGCTTCCTTGTATGGGTAAACGAATGACATTAGAACAACTTCATTCAAGCTATGCTCATAATGTGCAACAACAGAAGCAAGTTGGAGATTTCTATTCCTACCTTCCCTTGAATAGTCTTTATTGGCAAAGATTTTGCGGAATGAATCGCCATCCATAAAGTGTAAGTTGATTCTTCTCGACTGTGACTTAAGCCAGCCATTCAATTTTTTAGAGAGGGTTGTTTTGCCTGAGCAGGGTTGACCGTATATAACGATTATCATATTTAAAATATTACAGTTGTGCCTTCGCTACTCTCCTCCAATCTAATCGATTCGCAATCATAATATCTGGTGGATATCTGTACATCTTCGATTGATTGTTGGGTGTGGATGTCATTGATACCGGGGATTATCTTGTCCGCTAAGAATGAAGTGTAATATCCATCCATCGGCTCGCCTTTACTATCACAAAGAAAAACACGCCATTTAGTTGTGTCCAATCCTTGATTTTTGACGGTTTCCTCCTTTATTCTGAAAATACCCACAGCCAGAGTAGTTTTCTTAATAATACTGGGGAAAGATAGAAAAGTTTCTTAGTAAACCTTGATTTCTACGAAACAGTTACTGAGTCCATCAAGATATGCTCCGGTAACTCCAGTTTGGGTAATCTGAATGCTATCCGCATCAATATAAAGAGGATAAATGTGGCTATTGACGGTAGAGCTTACAGAAGTAATCATAACCTTAGAAGCATTGTGTCCAAAGTCACCAACTACTCCGGTTGCTCCAGTGAATCCTGCAACATATACTCCGGTAGTTCCTCTGGTCCAAACCAGATCCGCTGTGAAATCGCTTTCTAAAACTATCTCAGTCGGATTATTAGTTCCTGCCGCATTCAAATTACAAGTGTAAAGTTTATATGGACGGTCGGAAGTAATAGTAATGGTGGCTCCAGAAGCACCTGTGGTTACATTTATACCGGTTCCACCGGTAATGCCTATCGATCCGGTCAATCCATTTACATACTCGATATTACCATAGAAATACGGCAACTGGGCATAGCCAGACGCGCCGTTTCCGATTTTCAATCGGTTGGTATTATTTTCGTAAGCTGGTTCTCCTTGTAGAAGAATTGGATTTACTTCCGTCCAGTTTGCGTAGGTGTCGTTTCGAAGTTGAATTCTGAATGCCATAGTATTATTCTTGAGATCCTGCTATAATAGAAAATTCTCCGCCGATAATTGGACCCTGAAATTGGAATGAACCAGCTGATGAGGTTCCTCCATCCAAGATATCTCTGAAACTGTTAGCTACCGAGTTACCATTGGGTCTAAAATTACCCATGCTAGACACATTATTTAAAGAAGTATTACCATCCTTTTTAATGTAGTTATTGGCAGTTCCTATGAAATATAATTGATCCAGCGTTTGAGAGTTAGATCCATCGATGATTCTAACACCCAATGAGGGATAAATTATGGGCTGAAGAATGCTTCCGTTTGCCATCTCTTTTTACCTATATATCTAGGACTCCGCTTTTAACAATAGCATCTATAACAGATTCGGAGCTTATTTCCTTAGTACAGATAAATTGATCCTCCGTCCCCTTATTTCTAGGGCACCATTCCCAATCGCCAGCATCTAATTTGAATTCGGTTTGACATCCGTGACAGACCTCTTTATTAATGATTCTGATAACAGAAGAAGGTTCAAGGAATTCTTCAGTGAATCCTGAAATGACAACAGTAGGTTTATTTAAAGCCCAAGATAACCAGCTAAGACCGGAACTTAGCCCAATATAAATTTTTGAGTGAATGATCTCGTTGATCCTGTTTTCTATCGGGAAATTCCCAGTCCTATCCACTACATTTTTAAGTTTGCCACCTAGCTTAGAATCATGCCAGTCATCACCCAAAGGCTCGTGTGTGATCATAGCCGGAAGTATTTTTTGATCATTGAACCAATTAACCAATTTTTGCCATCCCCCCTTTCTGTTCCAATATTTTGCATGGGACGAAGCGTGTGGAGCAATACATGCATAATCACCAGCAACATGTCTTCTCTCTATAGGTAGATCTATCATCGGTCGGACTTCTGTGAAGTCTAATCCAAGAAAATCCGTAGCTGTTTGCTGCAGCGGTATTTTCTTAATGTCTCTCTTATTCTTATCGTAATCTAGTGATCCATTTTCAAAATAATACCAGCCAACAGAATACATCGCATACAATCCATGGGCTGTTGATCCGGGAGGTGTGAATTCGAAGTGAGAATATGAATTTTTGAAAAGATCATTCCAGAAGGTTGAACATACTATTTTGCAATTGTGCTTCTTTCTGAATTCTTCAACGTATGGGAACCATGCTATCGTGTCTCCGAGAGCTTTAGAATCGATGTGGATATACACCCTCTTATCCGTTGCATCAAAAACATGTTGATCCACTATTTCCTCCCCGTCATAAACCTCAATCCTCCAGTTAATAAAGTATTTTTTGGAAGCCGCCGCCCAGCAGTTGTTTTTAATTGAGCTTACGTAGACAACCTCGTTTGTATCGTGGTCTACGAATTTAACCAGATATTCTTTTGAAACCGGACCTAAAATTTCACATTTTGGGCTTTCTATGAAAGAATAGTGGAAAGTATTTTGAGGCTCTTTCTTTTCACGGAAAGAGATCGGAGTCATCGAGTAATTATAAACCAAAGACTTTTTCATCGTTTCCGATGAAATTGATTCGTACCTAGAAATCAATTTTTGGGTAACATTTGACCAGTCTAGCTCCATTGCACACTCCCTTGATCTCTTAGAAAGGTTTTCGAAATCACTGATTGAATTTTTTATCTTGTCCTCAATATCTTCCAATTCTCTAGTTATTCGAATTAACCCAGGTGTATCCTGTCCGTCTTCTAAAGTAGATAAGACAACCAAGCCTGAGGACATTGCTTCGAGAACAGTTAAATTAGGATGGCCAGCTTCTAATTCTGACGCGTGGATAAAAATGGTATGATTTTTATATTCATTCGCCAGCTGATCCTCAGTTAGATCATATTTGATGGTTAATTTATCGTACGAGCACTGATATTTTTCAAAGAACGATCTATTGTTACTAGGACCGCAGATTGTAATCGGGAGGTTCATTTTTTCTGCGGCTTGGAGTGCAAAGGAAAATCCCTTCCTGTCAAAGCTCTGATCGTGGATGTACCCATTGTTTGCTACGCATAACAAACTGTGCTGGGTGTTTGTGTAATCCCTTTCGCATGAAAAGAAGCTTGTATTAACCCCGTGGCTCATATACTCAATGTTTGGGTATCCAAAATATTTCACTAGGTATTTTGCTGGTACAAATCCAATTAAAGCATTTCTAAGTGCTTTCTTATTCTCTTTGTATACCGGGGAGTCCTTCCCATAAAGATGAGCATGGTGATCATGCATCGTGAAAATATAGGGTATGCCTCTTTCGTGGCAGAGGATTGCAAGATTGGCTACGTGCACATGAACTATGGTTTGTTCACCCGGCTTAACTTCATCTAGATACTTTATAACTGACCCATGGCCAAGCTTGATCGATTGATTGTGATATTCCCAAATAATTTTTTCAACCGCTCCCCATCCATTAGGAGGTATAGGGAGAAGTCCTGGGGTTACCTGTATAATTTTCATAAATGTATTTCTGTATTTTTAAATTTTGGTTCGTATCCTTAGTCCCGTGATAAAACATGATTTTAGATGATTCCCCGCAGAATTCATAAGGATTTTCATCGATGTTGACATTGACTATATTTTCACTCTCCTCTATTAATTGAAATGTGGTAAATTTGTGTGTATTAACAAATATATGTCCAAGATTCTCTGTTGCTGAATATTTCCAGAGGAGCACATTGAAAGCTGTTTCGTCCTGAAATGAAAAGTACCTCCAATGCTCTTTAAGCAAATATTTGTTTAAGCAAATCGATTCCCATTCCAATAAAAAATTTTGATGTTTTCTGTGATAAGCAATTAGACAATTCTGTACATATCGCATCGATTTGTATCTGATCCCGAAATAATCCATTAATAAATCCGGTGTGTATGTTTCTGTTCTTCCGCCTTCAAATGTTCTGAATGTATATGGAAGTTCATATGGGCCAAATGATGCTAGGGGTAACTCTAGGTTTTTCTGAAGTATACTTTCTGGGTTGAATCTTTTTCCTATCGTTATGTCACTGTCGAGAAAAATGAAAACATCATCTTCGTGATCGGTCAGGGATTGCAGGAGTATACTAGGCTTCAGAAAATTCAAATTTGGTAGTCCCGATTTGGGGAAGAATGTTTTGTAAGAGATCTTAAGGTTTTCGCTTTTTAAACAATTCTTTCTATGGAACCCGACCATATAATAAGTTAAGGGTGCATGGGGATAGATCTTGTCCAGAGAGGAAACTAGATTCTGAACAACCGGAATAAAATTTTCGTCGGAAAATGCGATCAATCTCATTCTAACCAGAAATAATAGAAAGATATGTTATCATCAATCCACTCGCAGCGGTAAAGATATCCATACGATATCATATCTTCGCAGAGCCTATTAATGTATTCGGGGTCGAATAGTGAGGAGTGATATTCAAAGCTGATTTTTTTGATCTTTTGCTCAGCCAGCATTTCTCTCGCACCATTCATGATATCAATCTCCGATCCCTCTGCATCAATTTTCAAAAAATCCAGATGGTCGAAAAGATTTTTTCTGTGCAGTGAATCAATTGATTCTACCAGAATGTGTTCAAATTCACCCTCACCAGACTTAACTGAAGAAGACATTGTATTGCCTTGCTCGTAATATAGCTTTTCAGATCCAGGCTCGAAAGATAAGCCTAATTTGTAGGTTTCTGCTATTTCTCCGGAATTCATGATCAATGCTTGGAAAGCTTCGCTGCAAGGCTCGAAGGAGTATATTTTTTTAGCACCTCTTCTATAAGCATAATTGGTAAAGATACCAATGTTAGCTCCAGCGTCCAAAACAACATCTCCCGGTTCAATCTTGCATTCTGCAATCTCGTATACACATCCGGTAGGATGACCGTCACAGAAGAACATTTCGTGATAGGCATGATGATAACCTATCAAGCTTTTCTGAGCAAGCTTTTCCCAGCTGAAATCAACCGCACCATTATATAGGTTTACCTTTTCCAAAGAACCTTTACCGGGAACGTCGAGTGCAAAAGCTGAATTGTTTACATAAAAGCATTTTTTGTGTTTGGTTGCAAAAATCCCACCGGGATGATTTTCCACGAAGTATCCTTTCTCCTTCATCTTCTCGATGATTCTTTCTTCCCTCTCCTTTCCATCGGAATAATAGAATGCATGGAATTCTATCAAAAAGGAATCTGTGATTTCATAGATAGAGTCGTCTAAGCTTTCGAATATTTTGAATTCAGCTCCCTCGATATCCATTTTAATCAGGTCGATATGATCCACACCAAACTTCTCTATCGCGTCGGAAATGGTGATTGTTGTAACCTCATAACTTTTATTCAATTCACCGTGCTGCTCAGTAGCTGAGATTAATGAATTGGAATCGGAATAGAAGAATTCGATCGTTCTTACCTCGGAATCCACAGCTTTATCTATAATCTCAACGTTATCTTTTCCGCCATGTAATCTTCTGAGAACCTCTAAGGCAACCTTATTGGGCTCAAAGCAGTATACTTTGGATGCATTCTGTCTTAAGATCCACTCTGTCCATAAGCCAACATTCGCTCCGATGTCGAACACAACATCCAACGATTGAACATCCAGATGAGAATATATTTTATCTACAAAGAATTCGTTATAATTTGAAAATATAGGCTCGGTGATAGTTACATCCATCTCAGGTTTGAATACAAGAGATTTTTTTATCCTAATCGAATCAGAATATATTTTTTCCCCGTCCTCGAAAATATCAACTATAAAACCACCGAAGTTTATCTGATTTTGGTAGTCCAAAACATGTTTGGGCGTTGGTACACACCACCATCTAGATTTGTTTTCAGCCACATTTTTAAAGCTCCAAATAGTTGCCTTTGAATCAATATCTTTAATACTGACTAATACTTCCCTTCTTATATCTTCGTTATAGTCGATATAAACTTTATTGTCTGTGGACTCGAATGAGATATTAAACATGTCGTGCTCGCCTTGATTAAATATGATGGTACCGTTTTTGCTATATTCTTCAGCCTCTGATTTCTTGTACTCTATTGTTTCGGATTTAAACATCTTGCCGGAGGAAAATGAATCTATTCTTATTTTACAATCCTTATCAAGTTTAATAAGTTTATAAAATCTATTTAGACTGAACTCATGCTTTTTCTCATCGTCGATGTAAACGGCAAAGTCATAATCGATGAAATTGTCATTAGTTATGTATAGGAAATGGGATTTTTCGCTAGGCAGTATTATCGATTTGAAATTCTGGTAGGAAGACACGTTAATTTCAGAATCTTTAAGATCAAGCTTTACGTAGTTTGGAATAACCGTTGAATTGTCTGCTAGAGGGGAAAAATACTTCCAAAACCAGAATTCTAAAGAATTTGGGAAGGCGGAAGCAAAATTTTGGTTATATTCATCTATTGTCTTCGGGAAACTTGACTCGAAAACGTCCAGGAATGAATCGAGGTAGCCAGAAAAGAAACAAGTCTCGTAGAATATGCCTGTCTCGTTCCCATACCCACCATAATCAACTTTCTCTTGAGGAGCCCAGAAAACGAATTCCTTGTCATTTTCAATGCTGTTTTCAATTATTCTTTGAACCCTTTCTACGTCTGAAGCAGAGTAGTGATGGTCAAATTCGGTAAAAATGAAATACTCGTATCCAAGTGACTTTGCAGTGTTGAATGCGAGTCTCATGGATCTGATTATTGGCCATTCGTGGCTTTTTCTGATATTGATTCTAATTTCTAAATCACCATCTTTTCTCCAGCTGTAAACGTGGTTACTGTTAAAAGTGTTGTCTTTATCGAAAAGAAAATATTCAACTTCATCAAGAACCTTAGCGGAAAGCTTTGAGTGTGAAACCAAAAAGATGTCATGTCCAAATTGCTTTATAGTTTTGAGATTTTCGATCAGGAGGTCTTCCTTATCTGGACTGGTAATAAAAGTATCGACTATGATACATTTTTTGACTTCTTTTGTCGGCTTGGATGTTCCCATGAATTTTTCTTTAATTCGTTTGATATTCATTTCAAAATCATTTTCGAGATAATCGATGTTGGGATAGTTATCAAAGTAAGACTCGTAAACAGGAAGATCGTAGATCAAAGTCGGTATTTTCCAAGATATTGCTTCTCTTATAACCAAAGGCATGGTTTCTTTGTCTGTACTGTTCCCCTTGGATGTAAACAAAATTAAATCGGCAAACTGATAAAAAAGATCAACATCCGATCTTTCTCCCCAAACGGTCAGATTATGAGGTCTATCATTCATTAAAGGTTCCCAGTAATACTGGAAGTTTTCTGCCTGGTTGCCCACACAATGAAATTCGAATTCCGGTAGGTTTTTTGCATATTCAAAAAACTCCTTCTGATTCTTTCTGGGTGTAAATAAACCAACGTGCAATATGTGCTTTTTATCCGGGTCCAGTCCTAGATGAACGCATGCTTTTTCTTTGCTGAGATTCCTGAGAGGGTAATCAATCGGGTATTCAACAACTTCTGAGGGAATATTCAGGTTCTGATACTGTTTTTTCTGAAAATCCGACACAAACAAAAATTTGTCCGGCATAAATCTTTTCAGCCTAGTATCGTACGAAGAATCGTGCGATGTTTCGAATATCTTGTATTTCCTATCGCTGGTGTAAATTTTATCCGCTATTTCATCGGGAATAAAAAATTCGGGGATTTCTTCTAAATGGATGATATCCGGTCCAATCCTTTCAATTAGATCTATTATCTGGTTTTTATCATCCCCCAGAGAATGGAAATTCTCACCGAGAAGATCTTCCAGTTGGCGTCTCTGCACTATGAATTTTCCACCGGTAATATTTGAGTATTCAACGAGGGAAATTTCGTAATCGAGCTGCAGAAGCTCTATCTTTTTTAATAGAAATTGGGGTAACCCACCAGTAGATAAGTGAGGTGCTATATAAAGGATTTTTTCCATGATAGATCCCAAATTATAGGATCTATCACGGGGGAAGTTCCTTTACTTTTGGTTTTTTAGCTCATCAACCTGTCTAGATAATTCCTTAATAGCTTCAATAAGCAGAGGAACCATCTTGTCGTATTTCACGCCCTTGAATCCATTGAATTTGGTGGTTACAACCTCGGGTAAAACCGCTTCAACGTCTTGAGCAATAATTCCAACGTCGTGTCCTTCGAAACCGTGGTGATCCTTGAATTCTTCAATCCAATCAAATTCATAGCCGGTTAGGGAATTAACTTTATCCAATGCATCGTCGATAACAGTTAAGTTTGTTTTCAATCTCATGTCAGAAGTCGAAAATGCTACCACATCATTAGCAGCATCCAATCGACCTACAGTTGCTGAAGGTGTTATGTTTCCTACGGCGATCGAAGTTGTTACCTTCATTTTTGAAGTATCGATCTGGAATGTTGATCCATCGTCAGAAGCGTTAGAATTTCCGACAGTAGTTGCAGAGGTGAATTTGACTACTCTATTGTTAGTACCTGAAACTGAAACCGAGCTTCCTGATGATCCTGATGATCCTGATGATCCGCTGATTCCAGAAGATCCAGAAGATCCAGAAGATCCTGCTGCACCACTTACGCCAGATGATCCGGATGATCCAGAGGATCCAGCCGAACCAGCTGTTCCGCTTGCGCCAGATCCAGCGAGTGCAATTTCGAGCATAAACTGATCATCATTGCTTGCGCTACCTCCAACTGCGATAACCTCGACAGTGAATCCTTCCCAGCCAGTCTGGGAGTTAAAGTCATAAATTCTCAGGTACTTGTATATCGTTGAATCCCCTACCTTAACAAATTTGAGAACCGTATTAATTAAGGTTTGGCTAGCAATCAAATTCCAAAGGGACCCGATATTTGCTCCTGGGGCAAAAGTAACATCGTCAATAGCCATGTTCTGGTTAGACGTATTAGACCAGGCATTCGCAAGCCTGAAATAACCTGTTCCAGGATCAGCTATTGTTGTGTTGGTGCTATATTTGAATATACCAATATTACCTTCTAATCCACTGCTACCTGAGGATCCGCTTGAGCCAGAAGAACCAGTTGAACCGGTAGATCCTGATGATCCAGAACTTCCACTGATACCGCTTGATCCTGATGAACCAGAAGATCCGGTTGAACCTGTTGATCCAGAAGAACCAGAAGTTCCGGTTGAACCGGTAGATCCGGAGGATCCTGTCGATCCGGAAGAACCGGTAGATCCAGATGATCCTGAAGAACCACGGCTTCCGCTACTTCCGCTACTTCCGCTTGAGCCAGATGTTCCGCTTGAGCCAGATGTCCCGCTTGTTCCTGAGCTTCCCGCTATACTGAAACAGAGGTTAACGGATCCACCTATCTGAGATACCCCACCAGTTGAATTGATATTTGTTACACCGAATGTGTAATAGTTACCACTATCGACGATCGATGTAATTCTAAACGTCCAGGTTTGACCCGGATTATTGGCTGTTGCTGCGGTAACCGTTGAATTAATGGTCAGATTACCAAAGAATGTTGCCCAGTTAGTTGTTGAAGCATCCACCTCATAAACCCTCATAGAAGTTACAGAGGTAGACATAACGTTCGTGGTTGTACCACCTACGACAGTGTTTACCTCACCTGTGAGTGGAGGCTGGTTTGATGAGAGGTTCCACAGACCGCAAGCACCTGTTGAAGCACCGTTAACCCCCGAGCTTCCCGCTGTACCACTTGTACCACTTGTACCGCTTGTACCTGCAGATCCTGACGATCCGGATGTTCCGGTAGACCCTGCTGAACCAGATGAACCTGATGTTCCAGTTGAGCCGGAAGATCCTGATGTTCCAGAACTTCCGCTAATTCCAGAAGATCCTGAGCTTCCCGTACTTCCAGAGCTTCCAGAGCTTCCTGAACTTCCTGATTGCCCGCTCGACCCAGAAGAACCTGAAGAGCCTGAAGTTCCAGAAGATCCTGATACTCCGGATGTTCCTGCCGAACCAGCTGCTCCCGCTTGACCGGAGATCGCCAATTCCAACATGATTTCATCATCGTTGCTGGCTGATGAAGAACTAACAGATATAACATCTACAGTGAAACTTCCGTATCCAGAAACAGAGCTAGCATCGATAATCTTGAGATACTTGTAAATTGAGGTATCGGTCTTCTTGACTAGTTTGATGATTGTGTTTAGCAAAGGACCACTACCACTGCCGGTTGTCAAAAGATCCCATAGAGTGCCAATATTAGCCCCTGGGGAAAATGATACGTCATCAATATTGATGACAAAAGAATTTGCGTAAGTCCAATTCTGTCCAACAAATCTGAAATATCCGCTTCCTGGATCACCGCTTCCTGTGTTTGTACTATATTTGTAAATAGCGACGTTTCCTTCGATACCGGAAGTTCCTGATGTTCCGGTTGATCCAGAAGAGCCAGAAGATCCGGTTGATCCAGAAGAGCCTGAAGAACCTGAAGAACCAGTTGATCCTGAAGAACCAGTTGATCCTGAAGAACCCGAAGTTCCTGTTGAACCGGAGGATCCAGATGATCCAGAAGTACCTGTTGAGCCAGAAGAACCAGCTGATCCAGAAGATCCGGTTGATCCGGTTGATCCTGAGCTTCCAGATGATCCGGTAGAACCTGTTGATCCAGAGGAACCAGATGTGCCTGTTGAACCGGATGATCCACTTGATCCTGAGCTTCCAGATGATCCAGTAGAACCCGTAGAACCTGAAGTTCCTGATGTGCCTGTTGAACCGGAGGTACCTGAAGATCCAGAAGAACCAGAAGAACCTGTCGATCCGGAAGATCCTGTTGATCCAGATGTACCGGTAGAGCCGGAGGTACCTGAAGATCCAGAAGAACCAGAAGAACCTGTCGATCCGGAAGATCCGGTGGTTCCAGAGGATCCCGAAGAACCGGTTGAACCAGATGATCCTGATGTTCCTGATGTTCCTGAAGAACCAGTTGAACCAGATGATCCAGTTGAACCGGATGATCCTGATGTACCAGTAGACCCAGAAGATCCTGATGTGCCAGATGATCCGGTTGATCCTGATGTACCAGTTGAGCCAGAAGAACCAGTAGATCCGGAAGATCCAGTAGATCCCGATGATCCTGATGTGCCAGTAGACCCAGAAGATCCCGATGTGCCAGATGATCCGGTTGATCCTGATGTACCAGTAGATCCAGAAGATCCAGTTGAACCGGATGATCCAGTTGAACCGGATGATCCGGTAGTTCCTGAAGAACCGCTTGTTCCAGAACTACCAGATGAACCTGTAGATCCGGTTGATCCGGAAGAACCCGAAGTGCCAGTAGAACCACTGCTTCCGGTGGTACCGCTAGATCCCGAAGTTCCGGTTGATCCGGAAGAACCAGAGGTACCGGCTTGTCCAACTGCACCGGCTAAATTAACTATCCAAGAAGAATAGGTACCGGATCCTGTAATGCTGGTGATAACAACAACAAGAACACCTGTTCCCGAATTGTAAGAAGAAACTTCACCATGCATCCAGTTATTGGTGTCGTAAGAAATGTCTACACTCTGATTTACAGAATAAGCCAATCCGGTCCCTACGGTCAATGTTTTTGTTCCTAAACTTATAGTTAGGTTTGTTACTGAGGATGTTAAATATCTGTCTCCACTCAATCCAGACGTTCCTGAAGAGCCGGAAGAGCCGGAAGTTCCTGTTGAGCCAGAAGATCCTGAGGTACCAGTAGATCCTGAAGATCCAGAAGTTCCAGATGAACCAGTTGAGCCAGAAGAACCAGTTGAGCCAGAAGATCCTGCTGAGCCGGAAGATCCTGTTGTTCCGGATGAGCCAGATGAGCCAGATGAGCCGGTTGATCCAGAGGTACCTGTTGATCCAGATGTTCCAGTTGATCCCGAAGATCCAGTAGAACCGGAAGAGCCAGTTGAGCCAGAAGAACCAGATGTTCCAGTAGATCCAGAAGATCCAGAGGTCCCTGAAGAGCCGGTTGATCCAGATGTTCCAGTAGATCCAGAAGATCCAGTAGACCCTGATGAGCCGGTTGATCCAGAAGAACCAGAGGTTCCGGTAGAACCTGATGAACCAGAGGTTCCTGTTGATCCGCTAGAACCAGAGGTTCCTGTAGAACCTGAAGAGCCAGAGGATCCTGTTGAACCACTAGAGCCAGAGGTTCCTGTAGAACCTGAAGAGCCAGAGGATCCTGTTGAACCAGATGAGCCGGTTGAACCGGATGAGCCGGAAGAACCAGATGAACCAGAAGTACCAGTTGACCCCGATGAGCCAGAAGTACCAGTCGATCCGCTAGAACCAGAAGTTCCGGTAGAACCTGATGAGCCAGAAGTTCCTGTTGAACCAGATGAGCCGGAAGAACCGGTAGAACCCGATGATCCTGTTGATCCGGAAGAACCTGTAGATCCAGAAGAGCCCGAAGTTCCGCTTGAACCAGAGGATCCGGACGTTCCGGTAGATCCAGAAGATCCAGAAGATCCCGTACTACCGCTCGTTCCTGAGGATCCGGTTGTACCTGATGAACCGGAAGTACCTGTTGACCCTGAGGATCCAGATGTTCCAGTCGAGCCTGAAGATCCGGAAGAGCCAGTGCTCCCAGATGATCCAGATGTTCCAGCTGAGCCGGAAGATCCTGTTGAGCCTGATGATCCAGATGATCCTCCTGATCCGCTTGAACCACTCGAACCCGACGATCCTGATGTACCCGACGATCCAGTTGTTCCAGAAGAACCTGCAGTGCCTGCAGTGCCTGCGGTTCCTGCAGTTCCAGATGTACCTGATGAGCCGGAAGAACCAGTTGAACCAGATGATCCTGATGATCCACTTGAACCCGATGTACCAGAGGATCCAGAAGTACCAGAAGTCCCGGTTGAACCAGATGATCCCGAAGTACCTGTTGAACCAGATGACCCAGAAGTTCCAGAAGAGCCTGTTGATCCAGATGTGCCCGAAGAGCCCGATGAACCTGTAGTTCCAGAGGATCCTGATGAACCCGAAGATCCAGAAGAACCTGAAGACCCAGAAGATCCGGAGGTTCCTGCTGTTCCTGAAGTACCGGCTGTTCCCGAAGAGCCTGAAGAACCAGATGAGCCAGATGAGCCAGTGCTACCTGAAGAACCGCTAGATCCTGATGTACCCGCTGTACCAGAAGTGCCAGCTGTACCAGAAGTACCGGCCGTTCCAGAAGAGCCAGAAGAGCCTGATGTACCAGATGTACCTGATGATCCAGAGGTTCCGGATGAACCTGAAGTACCAGAGCTTCCGCTCGTGCCTGATGATCCGGTTGAGCCTGAAGATCCGGTTGAGCCTGAAGATCCTGAAGTACCTGAAGTACCTGATGATCCAGAAGATCCTGAAGATCCTGAAGATCCTGAGCTTGCTGAAGTGCCAGAAGTTCCAGAAGATCCTGATGATCCTGATGTACCAGATGTTCCGGTAGAACCTGAAGATCCGGATGTTCCAGATGTTCCAGATGTTCCACTAGATCCGCTTGATCCAGAGCTTCCTGATGTTCCAGTAGAACCTGAAGAACCTGATGTTCCAGATTGACCGGTTGCTCCTGCTAGATTGACCTGCCAGGAGTTAAATGTACCGGTTCCGGAATTTGAGGTCGAGCTAACGACCATTGCACCATTTGATGCGTTATAGGATGTAACAGTGGCGTAAATGATATTACCGCCGCTGGTTGAAACTATGATTATACTTTGACCAATAGTATACGCTAAACCGGTTCCAACAGTTAAATTGATCGTCGTTGGGTGACTGGTTGGTATAGCAATTGAGGTAGATGAAGTAGTAGCATATCTGTCACCACTAAGACCCGCTGTTCCTGATGATCCAGAAGATCCAGATGTTCCAGAAGATCCAGCAGATCCAGCAGATCCAGATGATCCGGATGATCCGGATGAGCCAGATGTTCCTGATGATCCAGTTGATCCTGACGAGCCAGAGGTTCCAGATGTGCCAGAGGTTCCAGATGTTCCGGAAGATCCTGCTGATCCTGAAGAACCTGCAGAGCCAGAGGATCCCGCAGAACCTGCAGAGCCAGATGTACCGGTTGATCCAGAAGAACCTGAAGTACCGGTTGACCCAGAAGAGCCGGATGTTCCAGAAGAACCTGCAGATCCAGAAGATCCTGATGTTCCTGATGTGCCAGTTGATCCTGAAGATCCAGAGGTACCAGTCGAACCGCTCGATCCGGATGTACCTGTTGATCCAGATGATCCTGTAGATCCAGATGATCCAGAAGATCCAGAAGATCCAGTACTTCCCGAGGATCCAGAAGTACCGGTCGAACCAGCAGTTCCAGAGGTTCCAGCAGTTCCAGAGGTTCCTGATGTTCCGCTTGATCCGCTTGATCCAGAGGAGCCCGCTGATCCAGAGGAGCCAGTAGTACCGCTCGAACCGCTTGATCCTGATGTTCCAGAAGTTCCAGTCGATCCGCTAGAACCAGAAGTTCCAGTAGAACCAGTAGAACCAGAGGAGCCAGAAGAGCCAGAAGTTCCTGCAGATCCGGATGTTCCTGTTGAACCCGAAGAACCAGACGATCCGGTTGATCCAGATGATCCTGAAGTTCCGGTTGTTCCCGAAGATCCGGAAGTACCTGAAGTACCTGATGATCCGGATGATCCAGAGGTACCGGAAGAACCAGATGATCCTGATGTACCGGTAGACCCAGCAGAGCCAGAAGTACCCGATGATCCAGAAGAGCCGGTTGATCCGGAAGAACCAGATGAGCCTGAAGTTCCAGAAGTTCCAGAAGTTCCTGTAGATCCAGATGAACCAGCTGATCCAGATGTTCCCGATGTTCCTGTTGATCCAGAAGAACCAGAAGAACCTGTAGTTCCAGCAGAACCAGATGTTCCAGATGTGCCAGTTGAACCAGAAGATCCACCGGTCCCTGAACTCCCTGATGTTCCAGTAGTTCCTGACGATCCAGCTGTACCTGATGACCCTGAGCTTCCTGAAGATCCACTAGATCCACTTGATCCAGAAGACCCTGAGGATCCGGATGTGCCTGACGTTCCCGTACTTCCTGATGTTCCTGACGTTCCAGAGCTTCCTGATGATCCAGCAGATCCCGATGATCCAGCAGATCCGCCAGTTCCAGATGTTCCTGAGGTTCCTGACGAACCAGCAGATCCTGAAGATCCTGATGTTCCTGAAGATCCTGATGTTCCTGAAGTACCAGAAGTACCTGTTGTTCCCGAAGAACCTGCTGATCCTGATGTTCCGGATGTTCCAGATGATCCTGAGGATCCTGTTGATCCAGAAGATCCAGAGGTACCAGATGACCCAGAAGTTCCTGATGAGCCTGAAGTTCCCGATGTACCAGAAGTTCCCGATGACCCAGAAGAACCATCTCTACCAGATGTTCCAGATGTTCCAGATGTTCCAGAAGAACCAGATGATCCAGAAGATCCAGAAGATCCAGAAGATCCTGAAGTTCCGGTAGTTCCTGAAGATCCTGAAGATCCTGAAGTCCCGGTTGAACCTGACGAGCCAGATGATCCGGTAGTTCCAGAAGAACCAGAACTTCCGTCTCTTCCACTAGAACCGCTAGATCCAGAGCTTCCGGTTGATCCTGATGTTCCAGATGAACCGGCAGGTCCAGGAGCTCCAGCTAAGTTTACCTCCCAAGTTGAATATGTTCCTGTACCAGTGTTCGAGGTTGAATTAACTGTCATGGATCCGTTAGCAGGATTGTAAGAGCTAACTGTCGCTTCGAATTTATTTCCAGAAGAAGGGTTTGCTACAATTACAGTTTGTCCAGTTGTATAAGCCAATCCCGTGCCTACCGTGAATGTGATCGTGGTTGGATGAGATGTTGGTATCGCAATTGAATCGGTTGATGTAGTTGAATATCTGTCACCATTTAAACCAGAGGATCCCGCAGATCCTGAAGTTCCTGATGAGCCAGATGTACCAGTTGATCCGGAAGATCCTGATGAACCGGTCGAACCTGAAGAACCTGATGTTCCGGTTGATCCTGCAGATCCCGATGATCCGGAGGTTCCTGACGATCCGGAGGTTCCTGATACTCCAGAGGTTCCTGACGATCCGTCCCTTCCCGAAGAACCTGAGGAACCTGAGGAACCGGTTGTTCCTGCAGAGCCAGAAGTTCCGGTCGATCCAGAACTACCAGTCGATCCAGAAGATCCGGCTGATCCTGATGATCCTGAGGTTCCTGATGATCCTGAGGTTCCTGATGATCCTGAGGTACCGGTAGAACCAGATGATCCAGAAGATCCGGTCGATCCAGAAGAACCTGATGTACCAGACTGGCCAGATGAACCGGAAGAACCAGATGTACCAGCTGAGCCAGATGTACCAGCTGAGCCAGATGTACCGGTTGTTCCTGAAGAACCCGAAGAACCTGTTGATCCAGAAGATCCAGCAGTACCAGAAGTACCAGTCGTTCCAGATGATCCTGAGCTTCCGCTGCTTCCTGATGATCCACTAGATCCTGTACTTCCAGATGAGCCGGATGTGCCAGATGTGCCAGATGATCCGGAAGATCCAGCTGTTCCAGTTGTTCCGGAAGATCCCGCTGTTCCAGCAGTTCCAGAAGAACCGGAGGTACCAGTTGTTCCAGAAGATCCAGATGTACCAGTCGTTCCTGACGATCCTGCTGTTCCTGCTGTTCCGGAAGATCCAGATGTACCAGAAGTTCCTGAGGAACCTGCTGAACCTGAAGAACCTGCGGTTCCACTCGTTCCGGTAGATCCCGAAGAACCAGATGAGCCAGATGAGCCACCCGTTCCAGATGTTCCAGATGTTCCAGAGCTACCTGCAGATCCGGAGGTACCGGAGGTTCCAGCCACACCAGAAGTTCCTGATGATCCGGCTGAACCTGATGAACCTGATGAACCTGAAGTGCCAGATGATCCGGATGTACCTGCAGTTCCAGCTGTACCAGCTGTGCCAGATGTACCTGAAGTGCCAGATGATCCAGAAGAACCATTTACACCGGAAGATCCCGATGTTCCAGCTGATCCAGATGATCCGGTAGATCCTGAAGATCCTGAAGATCCTGATGTCCCTGTTGTTCCTGAAGTACCAGATGATCCTGTTGTTCCTGAAGATCCTGAAGATCCTGAAGATCCTGAGGTTCCGGAGGAACCAGATGTACCATCTCTTCCGCTGGAGCCACTAGATCCAGAGCTACCAGTTGATCCAGATGTTCCAGATGAACCGGCAGGTCCTGGTGCACCAGCTAAGTTTACCTCCCAAGTTGAATATGTTCCTGTACCGGTGTTCGAAGTCGAATTAACGGTCATTGAACCAGTTCCAGAGTTGTAGGAGCTAATCGTTCCTTCAAATTTATTCCCTGAAGTTGGGTTTGCTATAATTACTGTTTGTCCTACTGTATAAGCCAATCCGGTTCCAACAGTTAATGTGATGGTGGTTGGATGACTAGTAGGTATTGCTATATTTGTTGATGACGTGGTAGAATATCTGTCACCATCAGATCCAGATGATCCAGCTGATCCAGATGTTCCGGTAGATCCGCTTGTACCAGACGAGCCGGTTGATCCCGAAGTTCCAGCAGTTCCGCTAACCCCGGATGTTCCAGAAGAACCAGTTGATCCAGATGATCCTGATGTGCCAGTTGAGCCAGAACTTCCAGATGATCCGGATGTACCAAAGGTTCCATCACGACCGCTTGATCCGGATGATCCTGTGCTTCCTGAGGTTCCTGATGTTCCGGTTGAACCAGAAGATCCTGATGAGCCAGTAGATCCAGATGTTCCAGCAGATCCTGATGAGCCAGAGGTGCCAGATGATCCGGAGGTACCTGAAGACCCGGTTGACCCGCTAGAACCTGATGTTCCGGAACTTCCAGTTGATCCTGATGAGCCAGATGATCCTGTTGATCCAGATGTGCCCGATGTTCCATTTTGACCTGATGTGCCCGATGTACCGGTTGATCCTGATGTTCCAGCAGATCCAGATGATCCTGATGTTCCTGCTGAACCAGATGTTCCAGCAGATCCTGCAGTTCCTGAAGAACCAGCAGTTCCTGAAGAACCAGATGATCCTGATGAGCCAGAGGTGCCTGAAGTACCTGATGTTCCTGTTTGACCCGAAGTACCAGAAGTACCTGATGTACCAGAGCTACCTGACGTACCGGTGGTTCCAGATGACCCAGAAGAACCGGTTGAACCAGATGATCCTGATGTTCCTGATGTTCCTGATGTTCCAGTCTGTCCGCTTGTTCCAGAAGTTCCAGCTACTCCAGAAGATCCTGAAGATCCTGAAGATCCTGCTGTTCCAGATGAGCCGGCAGGTCCTGGTGCACCAGCTAAATTCACCTCCCACGTTGAATATGTTCCAGTTACAGTATTCGAGGTCGAATCCACGGTCATGGAACCAGTTCCGGGATTATATGAAGAAATTGAAGCCTCGAATTTATTTCCCGAAGTAGGATTTGCTATGATTACAGATTGACCTGTTGTGTATGCTAATCCGGTACCAACTGTTAAAGTAATCGTAGTTGGATGGCTGGTTGGGATAGCTATATTCGTTCCCGATGTCGTTGCATATTTGTCGCCATCAGAACCGCTTGTACCGCTTGTACCGCTTGTACCAGAATTTCCAGATGTTCCAGAAGTTCCTGCAGATCCAGACGAACCAGATGTACCAGACGTACCGGTCGAACCAGAAGAACCTGATGTTCCCGAAGATCCGGTTGATCCAGAAGTACCGGAAGATCCTGAGGTTCCATCTCTACCAGATGATCCAGAGGTTCCGCTTGAGCCAGAAGTTCCAGTTTGGCCAGATGTTCCGCTTGAGCCAGATGTTCCGGCTGATCCGCTTGATCCTGATGATCCAGAGGTTCCACTTGAGCCGGTCGATCCAGATGAGCCGGAAGTTCCAGAAGTTCCAGATATTCCAGAAGTTCCAGAAGTTCCTGTGGATCCGCTAGATCCAGATGTTCCTGTCAGTCCAGATGTTCCCGATGTACCACTTTGACCTGAAGACCCAGATGTACCAGTTGAGCCAGAAGAACCAGCTGAACCAGAGGTTCCTGCTGATCCAGATGAACCGGTTGAGCCCGAGGTTCCAGATGAACCTGATGTTCCCGCTGTGCCACTTACACCAGATGTTCCAGATGAACCAGATGATCCATTTGCACCAGAGGTGCCGGAAGTACCAGTGCTACCGCTAGAGCCAGAACTTCCTGTTGAACCAGAAGATCCGGATGTTCCTGAAGTTCCTGTTGAGCCAGAAGATCCTGAAGTTCCAGACGATCCTGAAGTTCCGGTTTGGCCAGAAGTTCCAGACGATCCGGAAGATCCATTTGATCCAGATGTGCCACTAGATCCAGAGCTACCAGTTGATCCAGATGTTCCAGATGAACCGGCAGGTCCTGGTGCACCAGCTAGGTTTACCTCCCAAGTTGAATACGTTCCAGTACCTGTGTTAGATGACGAATTCACAGTCATCGATCCAGTTCCAGGATTGTAGGAGGATACCGTAGCTTCGAATTTATTTCCCGAGCTTGGATTTGCTATAATAACTGTTTGTCCGGTCGTATAAGCAAGACCAGTACCAACAGTAAGTGTTATTGATGTTGGGTGCGATGTTGGGATCGCAATGCTTGTGCTAGAAGTTGTTGAGTATCTGTCTCCATCGGATCCAGAAGATCCAGCTGATCCAGAAGTCCCGGTCGAACCACT